TAATTATTTCTGTTTTTTGCAAGTGTTCAATCATTGTAAATGTTTCTTTTTTGATATCAGGTTTATTACATAATTCTCCAACTGATCTTAACATGTCAATATCTACATCAAGTATATCTGCATAATCCTCAAAATATTTATCAGGATATAGATAACTTTTCATATAAAAATAGTTTGCACTATTGTGATCAAAGAAGCTACATATGCTACCTTTAGTTGATTGTTGCATTTTACTAAACTGTCCTGATATAAAATGTTCCCAATCATCTTTCATATCAGATAAATCAAAAACAAATAATTTATCTGTTTTATTTAAATCATGTATTTCATACAATCTAGTATGTCTCAATAAAATTTTCTGTTCATAACTTTTAAAATCATTTTTTTCATTTGGGTGATATAAACATATTAATTTCATATCCTCTGGTGCATAGAGCGGTTTCCAAGCAATATAAGTTTCGCTTGGAACAATTCTAGAACCACGTTTAATTCCAAGAAGCGGATATAAAAACATCTTGGATTTTTGAAAGTATTTAGTATAAATTGATTTTATTGCCATATGTTATTAAAGTTTAAAGTTTCCAATTGCTAATTCATAAGGTAATGTAAAATCTTTATTATCATAATGATATTCAATCATAGGTAAGATATCATCTCTAAGACCCCTTAACCAGTTTCTCATAGTATCATCTGATACTTGAAACGGATAAACTTGATTATACTTATCAATAACAATAAATGTAAAGTTAATCTTCCACTCTCTGCTATCTTCTTTATCTCTAATCCACTTATAAAAAGCCAATTGGTAATAAATAGCAGCTTGCATCCAATATCTGTAATATTCAACGGACTCACCAAAATCTATTAATGGCTTGCCTGTAGTTTTAACATCATTGATAAACAAAACTTTAGCATCATTATCTATAATCACATTATCAAGTATACCCTTAAATCCAAATGATTTGTCATCTGTATAGATTTTATTTTCAACCTTTACTTTGACCTCATTAAAAACTTCAAGATGGGTATCCTCTTCATTTCTATCAAGCTGTAACAACTGTACTATAGACTCATTCTCTTTTACAGAATCAACGCAATCTTTACAATAAGTTAGCGTTTTATTATCTAATAAGGTTTTACCTTGACTTGACTTCAGAAACTCAAAATAACTAATGTTATCAGGTATTAAGATTTTCTTGACTCTTGCTTCATCAGTCTTAAGCTTTTGATGCAAGTTTATTTTCTCCAAGAGATCTACTATTGCAGTCTCATATTTGTCTAAAGTTAGTGAATTATCTGAACCTTCCAAATGCATTTTGAAAATTTCATCTACAATTGTTCTATTACTAGTACCTGGCATCTTACCAGGTACTACAATAAACTCATCATCAAAATCTTCAGGATTAAGAAGTAGACAGTGAATGACCCTCCCCTGTACTAGGTGAGAGTCAACACTATCTTCTTGTTCCTTCAGAATGTAATGATTGTAGAACCAACTTGGTGAAAACAATAACTTATTTATTCCGCTATAGCTGAAATAAAATTTGTTACTATAAAATTGTTGTAGTTCATCAGAACCAATCAAACTCTTCTTCATTCTTTATTTCTGTTTTTTCTGCTATTAATACTTCTTCTGTAGCTTCTTCTTCTGTTTTTACTTCTGCCTCTTCAGTTTCAGGGTCCGCGTGAGCCCTTTGTTTTGCCGTGACAGACTCAGAAACTGTAACTTCATCTACAGTATCTTCAACAACCTCTTCTTCTTCAACTGCAGGTACTGTAGTCTCATCTACAAAGTTGTCAAGTTTATGGACCCATTGATAATTTAACTGTGGTTGAAACTCTGGATTTATACCATATGCACAGGGTCTTATGTAGTTAGAAAAACCATTGTTACCAAAGTATGTAGCCTGATCTTCCATAATAAACTCAAGTGCAGCCTGATCTAGTTTACCAAAAGATAACAAAGTTGCAAAAACACCATCAATATGACCATTGCTATGAGAACCTCTACCAAGATAATTCTTCAATGACTTGAAATTAACATGGTTCTTAGTTCTTGAATTGTCAATCTGATGACCGTGGTGAAAGAATAACATCTCAAGATAGAGAAGACTTTCTAAATAATTAGCATTAGCCATAATCTCCATGGCCATTACATGATTATCACTGTCAGAACTCTTGAACATATTTCTTAAGTTTTGATATGTCTCTAAATCAATCAAGACAGCATCATCACCATTAACAACCTCAAGCAATGCATTCTGCTCAATGATATTTTTAGTTTTTACCTCATCATAAATTTCTAGATTGTCATCACTAATAGTCCATATGTTGTCATTATTATGCTGTTTATATCCAGCTGCTCTATACTGTTCTTTAGTAAGACCTAACTTATTAAGAATAGCTTGTCCCAAAGGTCCATTATTAAGATTATTAGGTTGGCAAAGTCTAGATGTATGCCAATCAACTGCGATATACTCTAATTCATCTTTGTCAAAGCCTACAAGTATATCATCTATCTGTTCTACATAATACTCATCAAAGTCAGAAGACAACTCTTTTAAAGCTTCAATTGTAGCAAAGAACACTTTTGCAGGAACTTTGTGCATCCATGTAGATTTAAATAGCTTTTCTCCAGCTCTATCACTACCAACAACAACAGTTGCTGTAGTTATGTCAGTAGTAGTTCTTATTTTATATTTTACAGATAAGTCTTTAAGCTTTATTCTTGGGACTGTACATCCTTTCATAAAGTAAATCTTATCTTTCATTTGTGGTGTCCACTTAGCTGTATTAAAGTTTAAACCATGTATTTTTTCATTATAATCTTTTCTTTTAACTACATTTAATACTTCAGTAGTTGATGTGCTGACATCTCCTATCTTTATTTTATTATACTCATCTCTTTCTATATCTGCTGATAAAGCAATAAAAGGTACTTTTGTTATACTCATTTTTTTTAGTTTAAAAAAGCGGCTTTTACACCGCTTTAGTTTTGAATTAATTTGTTAAAGGTTTTGCAAAACAGGAAACCGCTTTACCTGTGATTACTTTACAGTCATCTTCACCACCTTTTGATTCAACATTAGCTTTGAGAATTTGGCTTTGTTGCCATTAAGGATCTCCTTAACTATGTAATATCTCAAGTCATCAGTAAATGAATCACAGTCAGTTACCAAAGAGATAATTCTATCAATCATCTTTTGAGGTACTGAACCTTTGTCAGCTGTAATTAAAGCAAAGTTTATAATCCTAGTACTAATAATACTAGAGATATCTGCTCTAAAATCATCATCTTTACCAATACAACCAGTCAAAGAACCTTTAACATAGTTCCAATCATCATTAGTAAGAATCTGCTCAGGACTGATAATCTTATCTAACTTGTTATTGATAAACATAGCAAATAGTGCAGATGGTTCTTCACCAATTGACCCATCACCAATCATATTAATTAGCGGCAACTCATCTTCAAACTTTTGAATAGAGCTAATAGAGTTAAAGAAAGTAGTAATACTTCTAGGATTAACCTTCTGTGTTACAATCTCAGGATTCATCAACAAAAAGTTGATACATCTACCATCAATATTAACTTTCTCTGCCCAACGAGCCCATACATTAGCATCAAACTTTACTTCTGTAGAGATAAATCTAGTCTTCTGAGCATCATCAAGAGAAGTTACTTGATACTCACCATTGTCTGGATTAGTAGTCAAGATAACATGCCAGTTCTTTGGAAGAGACCAAGAAATATATTCTTGTCTATCCAAGATCTCCATAGTTGCTTGCATAAATCTGTGATCAGCACGAGTGTAATCATCAAGAACCAAGAAACCACCTTCAGTTCTACCTTGAATCCATTCAGGTGCAGCATGAGCCATACGCTTTTCTACAACCTTGTAACCTTTCTTCATGGCAGCATCAATTTGAGTCTCCATAATCCAAGTACTCTTACCTTCTTTATTTTGAATCTTAAATTCTTTAACAGGAAAACCAACAAGGTCACCTAATTCTTCTATCTGAGATAGATTAATCTTTACAACATCCATATCCATCTCTTTACCAAGCTGGACAATAGCAGAAGTCTTACCAAGGCCCGCATCACCTTCAATGTTTATTGCAACAGGTACTTTACCTTCTTTCTGAATATACTGGTTATTAGTAACCATATGCTTTAAAAAGCCTTTTAACTCATCAACGTTTAATTGTGTGATTTTACTCATTTTGTTTTTTAATTTAAATTTCTAATCTAATTTGTCTTCCTGGTAAGCTATCATTAAACTCAGATCTCTCTGATAATACCCATAGAACTGGTTTCCTGGGTTTTACATCCGTCCAAGCTTCTCCATCTGTAAAATAGATTAAGCTTGTAAACTCTTTTTTCTCATTAAATAGTTCTAGAACAGGTTCAAATCTTGTACCTCCTCTACCTGCAACTGCTAGCTCAAACTTTCCATCATATTTCTTGACAGATTGCATCCTAGAATCACATTGTGCAATTGTGATATCAACACCTGCTTTATACAAGTGATGTATCTCATTAATAAACTCTTTCAATTCATCATCACAAACAGAACCTGAAGTATCAATACCTACAAGCATGTTTTGTCTCATCTTTACTTTAAGACCAGGATTGTCAGAGTATCTCTTGTTCTCTTTTCTCCTAACTTTTCTAGTAAAGATCTTAGTAGATATACCAGTAAATCTTCTGATATATGCTTTCCAATTAAATTTAGGTGGTATAACTTCATCAAGCTTAATAAGACCTGATATCTCACCTGGAACAAAACCTCTCTTCTTAAGAGTTTGCTCTTTAGCTTCAGACATAACTCTTTGAACTTGCTTTTCAATAAGCTTCTTCTCAGCTTCAGGCATGTTCTCAAACTCTTCCCATTCATGATCAGGAATATCAACTTCTTTGTCTCCATCTCTACCACTGGCTTTTCCAATTGTAACTTTACATTGAGATTGCTCCATACCATCAAGCAGCTTGTCCATATTATCATCTCCACAGGATCCAGTATCTTTCTTATCTTGTTGAGCTTGCTTAAGCTTATCATAATAATATCTAGAACCAGCTTTCTTGTCTAGATTAAGATCAGGATAGTCATTTATATCTATACCACCTTCAGGTAACCAGTGTCCATCTATATACTGATTGATCTCCATATCCATTGCAATATTGGCCATCTTCTTATCACTAAACATAGTGAAGGTTGTAAGATGCTGAAATGCTATGTGCAATAACTCATGCTTCAGTAAACCTAGTCTGTGTTCTTCTGACAAATCTGTCCAGAACTTTTCATTGATCATCAATTGAAAGTTGATGCCATTTTTACATACACCTGCAGTTGGAAGTTGATCACTCCAACTCTTGTGTAACATTAATAAAAAGAAACCATAATAGGGTTCCTGTAACATCAAATCTTTTGATGTTTTACTTAGCGAATCTTGTCTATTCATTGTATTATGTTTACTTGGATTTCTTTGTATTTAAAATCAAGAGCATTAAATATTCTCTTTTTCTCATTGATAATCTCTTCAATCATCAACTCTGCTACCCATGGTTTTTTAATGCGAGCATTTGGTCCTATCATATGACCTAACCATCTTTCTTTAAGCTTTAAATCTTGCTTATGTACCATAGCTACTCCCTTGGGTCTATGTTTATTTACTAAATCACGAAATAGTCTTGTAACTCTTACATCTACAGGCGCCCAATCCTCAAGATGAGGATTACCATATAACCATAAGAATAATAACTCTTCTCTGTAATCATCTACTACAGTAGTGGGATCTCCCAGATTTACAATTGCTTGCATTGCCATATAGTGATTGTCTTTATCACTTGACCGCATCATAGTTAATAAGTTCTTTAAAACTTCTTTATTCATATTTTTCCTTTATAAAATCTTCCTAATATATTTCCATTCAGATAATAATCTCTTTCTAAAACCTCATACTTAAACTGCGCTTTAGTTTCTTCATATGTAAGAGACGCTTTACTAAAACAAATCTTAAGAATGGTTCTGTATATCATTCTACCATCTTTGTATGCTTGTTTTAGTTCTTTGTTGCTACTGAAATAGTTTTCATAGTCTAGCTTAGTGACCATTTCATACTTCTTAGCTCTTTTGTCTGTCATAGCAGCCAGCGCTTTCTTTCCAAACTTTTTCTTTCTATTACTGTAAAAGTTTTTCTTACCAATATAAGAGTACATTATTCCACTTTTACTATCTAAGTAGTTCATCATGTAAACAAATCCTACAGCACCTTTTGGAATCAACTTCTCATTAAAGTCTATAAGTCTTTTTCCTGACTTACTTAATGGAGAATCTATTTCCATTTTCCAAGGATACATGTCCTTTTTTATTCTACTTTTTAATCCCATTCAGTTTGTTTTTGGGTATTTGCTTCATTTAATTTATTTAAGACTCCTCTTACTTTAGATTTTAATCGGCTGTCAAGAGTTGTTTTATCTAACAACCATCTTAAATAACTTTTATCTGTTATTCTAGAAATAGCTGTGCCTTTATATTTACCAAATGGCATTTTAGCCACTTTATATATACTTGTTTTTGTGGATTTATTACCCCAAGTTTTTTCTACAAACTTATAAGCCCTGCCTTTATGTCTTAAAACTTTACCTGAATCCATATTTTTTCTAATTCTGTGTTCAGAAATTTTAAGCATTTGACTAGCTAAACGTATACTTTCATATTGATTTCCTGTAAGAACATCTCTTACACATATCATTTCTCCTTTTAATCTCATATTAATTTTTTTAATAGAGGTAATAAAACTTCTCTAGTTTTAACAAGACCATGTAGCTTAATAGAATCAGATAAATCTTTTTCCATATCTAGAATCACGTAATCAAAATCATACTTCTCTTTATATCTTTTCATAGATCTAATACCTGCTTCATCATTATCAAACAAAACAAATATCTTTTCATACTTTGGTATTATACTTTTGAGCATGCTCTCTGGTATCAAAGTATTCTCACTATCAGGTGCAATTGACTCTGTATCATTTAACTTAAGTCTCTCAAAGGTCATTAAGTCTTTTAGTGAAGATGTAATTACAAGATACTTTTTATCATATTTCAATTGATCGGATCCTTGGATATAGTTCTTAACCTTTATAAATTTCTTATCAGAAACTTTAGGTTGATAAACTTTATATAGTGTACCATCATCTTTAAAGTAACCATATAGACTAAGACCTTTAATAGTAATTGAACTTTCCTTACCATTATTATCTTCTTTAGTCATCACATAGTACTGTAGCGGGGCCACATTATACTTCTCAAGTAGTCTAGAACCAATGTTAAACTTAGTCCAATACTTTTGATCAATTGTTGTCCAGTGTCTGATCTCATAATCAGTTACCTTATATCTACTATGAACTTTATATTCTTGTATAGGATTACAATCATTGTTTAGAACATATTGATTATAGTCTTGAATAATTTTCATAGCAGCTTGTCCCCGTGTAAGGCTAAAAATAATTTTAACAAGCTCAACAGAGTCACCACCATTACCAGAAGAAAAATCTTTAAAACAATATCTTCCTGTAGTAGCATTAAGGTAAATACACATAGAAGGAGTACGCTCTCTTGTATTTACTATAGATCTTATCTTCACATCTTGACCATCAAGTGTTTCAGATAATCCTAAGTAATGTTCAAAAGGCCATCCTGTGGGTATATCTTTTAAATCAGAAATTAAATTTTTAATTGAAATCATAATATTAGTTTAGACAATAAAAGGGAGCCATTTCTGACTCCCTCTTGAGTTAGTAGTTTAGCTCTACTAGTCTAGGTTGAAATCAGAACTTGTTTTCATTGGTATAGTTATATCATCATTATCTCCAAAAGATTCAACTGGCTTGTTCTCTATCTTTCTTAAATGTTTTGATTCGTCATAGGTTTGTACAGTTTCTGCATTTGGTGCATAACCATACTTTCTATTTTGCGCTTTAGCAAACCAACAATCATAAGCAATGTAACCTGATTTATTTTCATACTCTTTGCCTGCAAGACAAGTGTATAAATATTTATCTTGATATGGTGCAGTTTCGTTAAAAGCTTTTACAAAATCTTCAATTGTTTCATGCTTATCATCTTGTTCTGCAAACCAATCAGTAATACCAAGAGCAGTAGATAAGTTCTTTAAGAACATTAAGATTGATCTATCTCTTTGAATTTTAATTCCTGATTTAGTTTCTCCATCAGCAAATGCATATTGACTTGCTTTTACTCTACCTATTTGACCTTTATAATGACCTTTGCTTTCATCATTTCTATCTATCATAAACCCTTCAAAACCTTCTATAGGTTTAGTTTCCATTTCTAACATAAGATGAAAAGCATTTTCTATAAATCTAAATTCATCTAATCTTACACTATTGATTTTTAATTCATGATTTCCTGGTCCAAATGTTTTGGGCATTCCGCTACTTCCACTACCTGTGGACAAATCTGTTGTACTTAAAGCCATTGATTTTTGTTTTAATTGTTAATAATTACTTATATATTTTATTCCAGTGAGTTTTTATCTCACCCTTGTCATTCATTTCAGAAACTACTATCTCTTCATTTCTTAAGTGGTCTGGTCTAGCGCCACATGTTACATTATCATTATTTTTAAAGTTGATAACTGTCTGATTACCTTTTCTAAACATGTAACCAATAGCATCTGCATTAGCACATATAAGAGATTTTATTTTACCTGTCAAATCAATGTTTGCAGCCATAACCATCTCACCTTTATCATCTACTACTTTATCTTTAATATGACCTGATAAAATAATATGGGGTGCTAATGTATCAATAAAATCTAAAACTTGAAAGAAAGCTTGACGAATATATAAATACCCTGCACCATTTGGTAACGTAGTTACATCAGTCCCATCATAGTTTTTACCCATAGGGGTTTTTCTATAAAGTTTAATAGCCAATGGCATTACCATAGCTTCTAATGCAGTTACTGTATCTACTGTAACATAATCATAAGGTTTATCAGCATCTTTTATGGCCTTACCTGCATCAAGCAGCTCTTGAAGATTTTCAATCTTAACCTTTAATGCTTCAACATACTCACTGCCATTCTCTAAGTCCAATATAAGATTGTTCTTTAAGCCTGCAAATGCTGTAGTTTTACCTGTTTTAGGTTTGCTATAAATTATTAATCTCTTTGGATTAACTCTTTCTACTTTTACTTTTTTTGTTGGAAGTACTATACTCATTTTATTTTCTTTTCTATTTTTTCTAATGCGCTTGCTATTCTATCCAAAGTATTTAACCAATCTGGAAAATTCTTCATCTCTTCTTCATCTTCTTTCCAAGGAACATACTTAGGATCATCTTCTTCCTTCTTCTTCAACCCTACATCAAGATACTCTTCAGTAAAGTTTGGAAAATCAGCAGGTTTAGTTTCTACTTCTTCTTTAGGGGGATTTTTTAGATAATCTTGATAAGCATTATAAGGTATCTCTTTACCTGTTTTCTTATCAATAGCAAGCAATTCTTCAATTGGTACTACATATACTTCATAATCATTACCAGACTTACTAGTCTTTTGCTCCAAAGGATACTCTTCTGCATAAAAAGGATTATGCTTTAATTTATACAATGTGTGTGTTGGATCTTCTGATACTGCATTAAAATCACTAAGTTCTGTATAGATATCCTTTCCTTGTTTTAATTCATTAGGAAAGAATTGCATCTTTAGCGCTTCTCCTGGAGGAGCCCACGCAGACTTAGCAATAAAATAAGGGTCAGCAATCTTCAACCTCTTAAATGTAGGCAAGTGTGTTGCCATAAGAATCTTTTGATTCTCTTGTCTTGTAGTCATATTTGTATTTTGTTATTTTGTGTTGGTGTATTCATTTCTACTATTCTTATAGTATCTCTATCTAATCTAAAGAAACTTATTCTAGTATCACCATTTCTACATTTAAGGAAATGAAATACTAATGTTTCTGGATCAGTTATTTGTATTCTTTCTGGGCCATAATATCTAATTTTTCTAGCAGCTGGTTTGTTAATACCAAGTACTATATCAGCATGTTGCAATAATGCATCAGCGCCAAATAAATCAGAATCTAAAACATAATTACCATATGTACCTTCCATAGCACGTTTAGGGTCATCAATATTTCTATTCAACTGACTTAAAATAACAAATGATAGTGGATACGTTCTCTTCATAAAAGTTAGCGCTTCACCAAGATTATATAACATTTCAAATCTATCTTTCTCATGCTTATCTCTTTTGAATAAAGCTGAGTGATCTACAGTTACTAAAAGTTTAGGATATACTTTACTTCCATTAACTTCTTTAACATTAGTTTTGAAATGATAATCTATACTTGCGCAAAATTCATTAACAGTACACGGTCTATAAATAGAAAAGACCTTATTATTTTTGTTTAGTGTACTAGTGTATTGTTTACATTTATTATAAATCTCTTCTTCCAAAGGTTCATACTTACTATGAAGGACACCATAATCTTTCTGAGTTATAGCAGAGAATGCTCTCATACCAAGAGTTTTCTCAGGCATCTCAAATTGAAATTGTAAAACTTGAAAGTCTTGATCTTGATTAAGAGCAATAACTTCTGTAACAAGCTGCTCCATAAACAAAGTTTTACCGACACCAGGTCTAGCGCCAACTACAGTTAAAGTATTCCACTCTAAACCATTTAGTGTAGCATCATTAAACTTAGGCCATGCAGTTGCAAGACTTTTAATTCTACCATCCATTCTCCCTCTCATTTCTAAGAGAGCTTTCTCATAAGCACGTACTTTACTAATAGCCTTTAGAGGCTTTGCACCATTAAATTGTTCCAAATTATACTATTTTTTCTCTAAATATATCTAGATCTTCATTAGGGCCCTCATAATTTAACATGTCGCAGTAAGTAGCCAAATCAGACTCAAATGATTTATCTGAGCCTTGTTTTCTAATAAAGTATTGGGATGTTCTCATATATTCATAATTTTTCATACTATACTCAAGTACATACTTTCTAGTAGCCTTTAATATAGTTTCCCATGTGTAATCATAATTTTCAAAGAACCATCTAAAACCTGATTCTAAATTCTTTACATTAGTTCTTGCATACTTACCACTTCCAAGTTTTTTAGCAGGAAATAATGAGTTATATAACTTTATGTTAGTATCAAAGTTATCTCCTAGTAAATCCTTAGAAGTTTTCTTTTTACTCTTTCTAAAATAAGAGCCTAATTCTTCCATAAAGATAAGGCTTTTACTACTTAATTGCAAGTTATCAGTAAGCCAACCTTCTGCTAATAACCTATGTACTTCTAGGTCAGAATTAGCTAAAGATTTAGATACAGATACCTTATTCTTCATACAGTGTAATACATATAAAGAGTTAGGTGTTAACTTCTCCTTTATTAATCTATTAAATATTTCATCCATGCTACCAAGTTAAGGAAAAATTATTATTGTCTTTTAAAATCTTTTGAACATCTGTAAAAACATTTTTACAATCCCACTTCTGTCCTTTATTATATACAGCACTTGCTGGATGACTATTAAGTAATTTATAATTCATATCATGTACAGTATCTTTCCACTCATGAGCTTGTTTACCCATATAGATATATACTAATCCTGTATGACCAAATGTAAGATGATCAAATAAATAGGCCAGGAACGGCTTCCATATAGGATAATGTTGTCCTATTTTACCTACAGTAGTTGTAAGTGCAGTATTTAACATTAGCACGCCTTGGTTGGCCCATCTTGTGAGATCTGGATTATGTGACTGACCTACTCCATCATATACAGTTCTGTTTACTTCATCTAAAATAAACTTTAAACTTGGTTGCTGCTCCATGGTATTGCTACAACTAAATGCAATGCCATCAGCTACTCCTAATTTAGGATAAGGATCCTGTCCTACTATAACTACTTTAAGCTCATTATAAGGACATTCTTCAAATGCTCTAAATAACTGACTAAGTTTAGGAGTAAATCTTTTACCATCTTTAGATAGTGTTACTAATTGTTTAATTATATTTTCAAAATCAGAACTAAATATAAAAGATTTAAGAGGTCTACTCCAACCTGATGGTTCTAATTTTTTAAATATTTTTTGTTTAATGTCTTCTATGTCTATGGTTTTTGTCATATTTTATTTATATTTGATAAAATTCAAAATGGAATCTCTTCAAGTACAAGAAATTAAAGATGGTGCTATTATAAACATCAAAGTAAATAAAACTTTTTATATGATGTGTAAAGCATCTTTGTATACTCTTTTTAAAGAAACGTATGATATAAAAAATGGTAATCCAGAAACTTTTATAAAAAATATTGTCTCTAATCCATATGAAAAACTTGATGAAAAAGAAAGAATCTTTCATACTTTTACATTGCTAATAGCTGAAATTGAAGCTCAAGCTAAATCTCAAGGCTTTCTTCAAGAAAAAGAAGTTAAACCTAATGAAGATTAACATTATAAAATTCACCAATCTCTATACAGGCTTGAATAGCCAAACTTAATTCATCTTTATCACATTCTGCAAAAGACTTATAATCATTTACTATAAGTAATCCTGCTTTATCTTTTACTAGCTTTTTCATATCATCAAAGCTATAGCCACTTTCCTTGGCCAGTTCACGTATACATTTATGCACTTTAGATATTTGTGCACCACTTCCATTAGAATCAGAGATAGACAAAAATATGTCTACCTCTTGTCCTTCAGAAAGTTTTTCAGTAAATAACTTAAAAGCTACCTTATCCATTTTCTTTGGATAGACTAGCTTCCCGTTCTGCATTTTTAATTTTGCTGAAAACATTTATTAATTCTTTTACAAGGTTTATATCTTTTACTTCTAAAGCTGTAACATCATCTACAGTTACATGGAGCTTTCCACTTAATGTTGTATCACCCACCATTATTATACCACCTGCAAGTCTTTTACGAAAGTAATAATAATCATAACCATTATCACTTTCTTCATCATATACCATAACTTTCTCAAAGTCTAGGTCCATTAGTTCTTGTTCAGTCATTCTTTTCTAATTTTTTCTTATTACTCCAAACTTCTTGGTTTAAAATTTTAGATTCATATTCTTTTCTAACCATCATATACTTACCGTGGGTAGGATCAAACTCACCAAGATCTTTAATTCTTTCTTTTCTAAAAAAATTAATTACTTGAGAAGCTACAAACCAATTCTCTTTATCAGGAGATTCTAGTAATCTTACAGCATTTTTAACACTATCTGGATCCATATAACCAAGATACTGTAACAACCTTAATTCAGCAAGAAACACAAAAGGTTTGTAAGTATCTTTTTTTGTTCCTTTGACATACATATACCATAGCATATGTAAGTTATTACATTCTGGAGCATTTGTTATTTCAAAATGCTCCAAGCATATTTTTTTACTTAAGTTTCTTATTCTTCTTTCCATGATAATATTGCTTTTCTTACTTCTTTACCTAAGTCAGCATCATTAGGATAATCTTTATATAAATCAATTATACGCTCTCCTAAATGGCAGAGACTAAATTTATTTTCTTCTATAGTCTCTCTTATACGATCATAATCATGTAGATTACTATCTATACCTCTTACCTGTCTATGTTTATTTAAATCTTTACTCATAAGCTGCCTCTATTTCTGCGTTTTCTTTCATATCTTCAATGAAGCTTGCTAGTTCACCCCATACCATAAATCTATTAACTCCATAATCAAATATCATCCAATCATATGTACCTTCCTCTATTTGCTCTTCATATTGTTCATACAACTTTTCAGCAATTGGCATTAAATATTCCCAACCTGGGATATCTTCCATGTCATCTAATTTTTCTCCACTATAGTCAACTAATATCTGATTCTTTTTAACTATAGCATGCATTCCATCATGTTTTCTAGTTGCTTTTAATAACTCTTTTATATGCTCATCTGATCTACTCATAATTTACTTTTTTTTCTTTTTACTTTTGCTATCTAATGTCTCTAGACATTCTTTACATACCCACACTCCAAGATCCTCCATTTCAGATCTTTCTTTTTCTTCTCTACATTTATAACAAGGTATAGCCATATTATTTATTATTTAAAGGTACTGCTACCATAGCACTACCACGATTATTGAAAAATATTACAAACTTATATCCATCCATTTCAAAAGTTTCTACAAATCTAGGATCACCTGGATTCTTATAATATTTAATATCAATCATTTCAGCTTTACTCCATTCTTCATCTGCAAGCTCCATTCTTGTTTTTCCTTGTTCTTTACCACACCCTACTAAATGGTAAAGCAAACCAAGAGTACATATTGTTAATAAAACAATAAATCTAACTCTTGCACCTTTATTAGTTCCTAACCATTTATCAAATTTTTCAAATTTATTCATCATCTTTGTTTTTAGTTGCCACTTTACCATCTTTTACCATGTACAAACAATTAGTGTTTAGATAAACTTCTTGAGTACCTCCCTTAACAGAGATGTCTACTGAACCTTCACCCCAATCTTTTACTATAGTCTTTGGTTCTATGTTGATAGATTTGTAGAAAGGGTGTATACCTATATTAAAATCTTGTTCTAACTCTTCTTTTGTGTCGTACTGTATATAAAATGGCGCATCTTCTACATCTACATGTAAGATTGAAATCCCTTCTTTGGGCACCATATTAACTACTGCATCAAATCTGTTTATTGTTTTCATCATCTTTGTTTTGTTTTGCTATTAAATATGCTATATAGAGATCTCTATCAAAGTGATCCCAATGTTCCATCCAATCTGCTATGTTAGTGCTCATTTTCTAAAACTTTTTTAGGAAGCTTAAACATCATTTCTTGGATATCTATATGGGCTTGTATTTCTCTTATAGATTTTTCTATACTTTCTTTTTCTTGTTTCATTTTATGTAGCATAAACACTAATAAATCAGAATGAAATTCTTGCATAGAGTTAAGATAATCTATAGCTTCTTTATCACTAATATGATTTAAGAAATAACCTTCTCTTCTTAAATCACCTATTTTATCTTCTATTTTTTCTTGTCTTCTACCTAAATGTTGACATAAATGTAGAATTCCTTTCTTAAAATAATTTTTTACAACATATTGGACTTCTTCTTCTGTCCACTTTTTACCATCATTTGGCTGTTTACTTTTACTCATAATTTAAATTTTAGTACACCCATTAGGAGTCGAACCTAAGACCTACTGCTTAGAAGGCAGTTGCTCTATCCATCTGAGCTATGGGTGCATCAGTTAAAAAATATACCTTATTGTGTCTAAATCAAAGTACTGTGAGTATAGTTCTTTAAACTCCTCAAGTAACCTTGTTTTATGTTTCAAAGG